CTCGGAACCAAGGTTTCAGTTCCCGTCACAGACTGGTATCTGTGGAGGAAGCTGAAGCCGCACTTTCCTGACCTCGATCCGTTAAAGGAGAACCGAAGTGTCACAGCGACTGAATGGGTGGCGGAAGGCCTCGGAAAGTTCGGGTGTCCCGTCCACAGTGAGCAATCCGTTCATGAACCCCTTCGCGGACCCGGAGACAATCGACGTAAGGGAACGATCTCTCAGACCACTTCCACTGGATGGCTTTGTCGATGCACGGGACGACGAGCTGACAGAGACGGAAACACGGGACCTGTCCGAGGCCCTAAAACCGTTGGAAGAGGTGCGGGACTACCAGGTCAGGTTGATGCTTCTCACCCTGATCGAGAAGGAAGCTCACTTCCCTTTGGAGAACTTGACCATCGGGATGAACGAGATTGGGACTACTCACCGAGTTCTTACCTCCAAGCCTATAACGCAGCGCGTAGTATGGCAGGCGGTGGCTCGAGAAGGCGAAAGCCTCTCGAACTGGACGAAGTGGTGGCTTCGCACGTTCATATGGGTCACTTCTCTGGTGCTCCTTTCTTCACTCGCAACGAGGATTGCATCGTGGCGGCATGTGACAGGGCCGATCGTATCCATCGTGGAACTACCAGCTTCGATCCCTTTGTGGCTGGTCGTAGGGTTCAGTTTGGGCCTTCTGGTCCAAAGACTCGACTCGTATGGATGGCTCCACTTGCTACGACTCTTCTCGCTACGCGTTTCTCGGCTCCCGTCCATAGTGGACTGGCGCGGAGGCTTCCCTTCGCATACGGGTATTCTTCCGTTGAGAAGGCGGCGAGGATAAGTTCCTTGCAATCGAAGTATCGATATGTCTACTCTCTGGATTTTTCAGGGTTCGATGCTTCATTATCAAACTCGCTAATCAGGGATGCCTTCAGTATTTTGGAGACACACCTTGAAATGAACGAGGGAGATGAGGAACTGCTGAGTAGGATCGTGGACGACTTCATCCACACTCGGATAGTCACTCCGGACGGCGACATGTACAGAGTGCATGGTGGCGTGCCCTCAGGGTCCGCTTTTACGTCGCTTGTCGATTCTGTTTGCAACCTCCTCGTGGTTCTTTACTCGTGGATTCGCATAACAGGTCGTGCCCCTACCGCAGATCAGTTGTGGATTCTTGGGGATGATGTGATTATTGCAGATGACCATAAGATGACGCTGCAGATGCTAGCTTCTGCTGCTGCGCCTCTTGGTGTTACGGTCAATGCAGCGAAAAGCTCAGTGACGGGCTATTCGCACGAAAGGAGTGCCGAACCTGTGCACTTCCTAGGGCATTACTGGATCTCTGGACGGATGCATCGTCCCGTTCGTGAGCTCGTAACTAGGCTGGTGTTCCCGGAACGTTGGAGCAAACAGTCGAAAGCGAGGTCGATGGCCAGGTTTGTCAGTATGATGGCCGACGCTTACGAGATGCTAGGTGTGGCGCAAACAGTGTGGCCGACCGCTGATACGTGGGCGTTAATCTCGAGATTGTTGATCGAGATCGACGAAAGTGATGATGAGGTGGTCGACGTGCGGTACGACCTTCCCGGACGGCTAAGGTTTCTGGCCGTTGTTGAGCAGTCGTTAGAAGAAGACTTGTCCCGGCCCGGGTTCAAGCTTCC